GACAAACGCTGATAGAATGTTAGGCAAAATATTAGACACTATGTTCGCGGGAGAGAAACGCATTAAGTTTCATATCCCTGAAGGCGTTGACAATCATTGGTACACAGTAGCTGACTTAGGCGAAAAAGCTAAGTTCTTTTGTTTTCATGGAGATAACATACGTGGTTCAATGGGTGTTCCCTTCTATGGATACAATAAAAAAATACTAGGTTGGAAAGCTCTTGCAGCAAATGGATTGATGGAAGACTTTACACACGCAGTAGCAGGACATTACCACACACCAACATCACTATATATTAATGATGTTCGTCTATGGGTTAATGGTTCTACTGAGAGTTATAACAGTTATGCACAAGAACAGTTAGCAAGTATGGGTAGACCATGCCAGTTTACGTTGTTTGTGAAACCTGATAAAGGAGTTACTGCAGAGTATCTAGTACAACTAGAGGAGTAGATTATGTCACATATATGTATGTATTGCGGAAAAGCATTGTTTGTTAAGAGAGCTGAGTTAGTTTGTCTTAACAGTTTATGCAAGCTCTTTCGTAAAGAACAGTTTAAATTGACAGATATACCATTAAATTCAGAACAAGTATAAAATATACAAACGATTAGAAAGGAGTGTTCGTGGATAAAGAAACACAAAAAAAATTAATTAAGAACTTCCCAAAAGAAGTTGTAATGAAAGCCCCCAAAGGTAAGTATGGAGACTATGTTCCTCATCACATATACACACAGAGGTTAGTGGATGTAATTCCTGGTGGGTATGACTACACATACGAGGTAGTTAGGGGTGCTGACAATAGTATCATAGGTGCAAAGTGCAAACTGTACATTAAATCAACAGACCAAACTATAGAAGAAGTTGGTGATGTTGATATGAACGCAGTCAATAGAAACATTACAGAGAGTGAAATATTAAAGCTTGCTGTATCAGACGGCATTAAAAGATGTTGTATGAGACTGGGTATCGGACTTGAATTATGGACAGGTGGTGTCTCTGAAGAACATCATTATGCAGAAGAAGTAGAAGCAAAGCCAACCACTAATCGGGAGACTAAAAAAGCAGAGGTGGTCAGCACTCCTGCCTCTGCTCCGTCTCCTAAAGTAGAAACAATGGTCATTATTACTGAAGGAACTATGACACCTAAGTGTCTAAGTTGCGATAGTGAACTATGGGATAACAGACACGACAAAGCTAGTGGTAAAATAAAGCCTACATATCCAGATTGGAAATGTAAGAACAAAGATTGCGACAACGGTAACCCTAGAATATATTACATTGATTCATTTGCTAACGATAAGAAAGCACCAGAAGAATGGTATATGCCAGAGATGCCTAAAGCAAAAGACCTAGACGATTTGGAAGAGGACGTAGCTCCCTTTTAATTAAAAAAAGCAGAAGCCGAGGTAGAAAGGATAACACCCTCGGCTTTGCTATTTGAATTACTTACTTGGTTTAACTGGCTTTGGACCAATTTGTTTTTTAGCAAACTCTTTTACTACTACTAAAGCAGCAGCACCGCCTGATAAGGCAGCAAGTTGTACAGCATCTGCGTCAACACCAACTAAAGGTGCGACTGTAAGAGCTGAAATGAATGCTTCAACAAAAGTCCATACAGTTTTACTAAGAACATCTTTATATTCTTTGCTCATTGTATACTCCCATGTATCATTCCAAGGAGTCCACCACACGTTTTTTTTAAACGTCCCGTCAGAATTTCGTGACCTTTTTAACTTCTCAAACATTATGTTATTATTCTACCTTCTAACATTGCATTTGTTTTAATAACGTTACCATTTATTTCTTGGAGCTTTTCATACACACTATCAGCTAGTATCATATGGTCTTTAGCTTTGTTATCTTCCGCAGGTTTTTGTTCAAGCAATTTGTTTATTGTTGTATATTCTATAGTAACTTTTTTTCCTTGTAGTAATTGACCTGCAACTTTTGAATACATTTTTTTGTACGCTACTGAACTTGAGCCGACAAACCCGTCTTTAGATATCTCTAGGTCTTGTTGTGTTTCACCTACAATTAAACAGCCTGATGTATGTTCATCAGTATTTCCTGTGTGTATAAGTATATAGGTAAAGTTAGGTACATCTTGTATATGCAACATACCATAATGTGCATTCTTATATCTCTCTGAATACTTTGCGTGAAATCCACCTGTCTTTCTAAACTCTATATTGTATTTGCCCTCTGGTATGCAGGTTTCGTGCATAACTTTAACTGCTTGATACTGGTCTTCGAGTGTATAACATTCAAAAATACCATCTATAAACAACAGTCCATTCGTAGCATCTTTGCCGAACTGTGTTCTTACAACTTGTAGTTTCATTATTATTCCTTTCTAAAACTAATGGTCAGCAACCATATAGCTAGAGTAATAACTGTAGCTAATCCTGTCACTTGCTGAGCAGAACCAGTCAATGTTAGTGTTGCAATAACTAAACCTACCAAAGTCCAACTAAGGTTTAATGTTTCTTTAATTGCTGATACTAACCATGACCATAACTTCTTAATCATTAACTTCTCCTAAATATGAAAGCTGCCATACTAGCTATTCTAGTCAAAATAACTGGTACTACAACCTCTTGGGCTTTTTCCTTTTGGTCATTAGTCATGTCATCCCCTATGTTTGCAATAGTTATTTCACCTAAGTTATCAAAATCTACAAAGGTTTCTATAGGATTTTCTATGAATGACTCATAAGATATCTCTGTTACAACATCAGCTAAGGTGTAATTCTCTACATCAGTATTTGCTACAGCTCTAGCTACATATTCCTCTACAGCTTCAGCAATAACCTCGTCATCTTTAACTGACTCAGCAATGATAGCCACATCTGCAGTTGCTACTTGTAATACTTCAGCAACAACTTCAACCTGTTCTTCAGTAAGCTCTTCAACATCTGCAATAGCTTCCTCAACAACAGCCTGAACTACCTCTTGTACCTCAACAGATACTTGGTCTAACTCTTGTACACCAATGTCATTAACTTGTTCAATAATTTCTATAGCTTCTTCAGTAGTAACTTCTTCAACAACTATATTTTCTACAACAGCAGTAACTTCTTCAGCTTCAACAGCAATCTCTTCTTTTGTAAGTTCTACAGGTTCTTTAACCTCTGCTTCAAGTATCTCTCTGTCGACATCCTCTTCAATAATTTCCTGTATTGGCTCATCCAAAACTTCCTTTGTATCCTCTTTAATCTCTTCATCTACAATCTCCTCTATTGTTTCATCTTGTATTGGTACATCATCCACGATTTCGGTAACGATATCTTCCAAATCAAATTCAATAATCTCGAACTCAATAGGTTGTTCTTCAAACTCCACAACTTCATCTTTAGATATCTCCTCTTGTGGTGGGTCGAGTACAACAACATCATCCTCAGGAATGATGACTTCCACATCTTCTTTAATTTCTTCAACTATGACCTCCTCTTCTATAATATCATCTTTAATATCTTCTTCAATAGGTTCAGGTATATCACAATCACCGCGTTCTATTTGTGCGTTGGTCATAAAACAACCAAACTCTTCCTCATTAGCAACACGCTCTTTATCTCTATCAAGAGTTCCATCATTAACATCTGCTTGTGTATAGGTCTTATCAACACCTTCTACTTTTTCATCTACGATAATTTCTTCAGGTGTAGGTGGAGGTGGTGGAGGTGGTGGAGGTGGTTCAACATAAACAGTTGTAGTTGGTGCAACATACTGTGTAGTTTCAAAGTTATTACTGTCACTATCTGTACAGCTTTCGCCATTTTCTATGTCGCCACATACACTAAATGTCCAATAAAAAGTTCCTGTTTGTATATTTGTGTAATCTAATGTGTATGTTCTAGCAGCAGTATCTGTAATAATAACTCTATCCCAAGTAGCATTGTCATAGCTGTAATTAATATGAAATTCGTTTACTAAAGTATTTCCATCTGTATATTCCCAAGCAAAATAAACATCTTTGCCTTGATAATTTACTGATACATTTGTTGCGTCATCAGGAACAGCAGGTGGAATAGTAGTCGTTGTTGTAGTGGTAGTTGTAGTAGTAACTACATAAGGATTACAAGCATCTGTTCCTGTAGGTGCAGACCAATCTGTTTGATTAAATTCAAAAGATACACCTGCATAAATGTTATAAGACACTTCATTAGTTAGAGTAGAAACAAGATTATCTGTTTCGTTGTTACTTCTAATTCTGAAATAAAAATTCACTCCTGCTAAGTCATCAAAGTAATACTTCAAATCATCATTACTAAATGTATAGTATTGCCAAGTATTATCTTGATGACCAAAAGAAGTAGTAACACAAAAGCTATTTGTTTCAGTTACGCCACTACTTGTACTAAAAAATATCGTATAGTTTTCTGGTGGACTATCTTCAAATCCATCAGAACCTAATATACCAATGGTTATAGTTCCTGCTGCATTATCTGTTGTAAGATTTTGACCATAAGCAGGTTGTGTTGGAACATGGTCAGCGAATACAGGTAAAGGTATTAATAAAAAAAGAGCTAAGAGTATCCTTAGCATTATTTACAACAGTTCGCTTCTATCCACGCAAGTCTAGTTTGTATTTCTCTAACTACATTTAAGTCTTGGTCTTGGTCTATAAGTTGTGTTTCAAGACGCATAATTTGTTTTTTAATATCGTCCCATTCCCAT